TAGCCTTCTAATTTCTTTAGGTCTAGAGGTAACCGAACCATCACCATTATCCGTATATTCTTTAGCAATATATAAGAAGCCATCATCCAAAGCATTTATATCATGATGAAATTGTCTCATAACTTCTTCTAAACTTTGGTCAAAAACATTACAATCTCTTAGCCATTTATCTAAACGTTTTTTTTGCTCTTCATCAGGTTTTTCAATCTTAGGAACAATCTCTATTCCACGCCTAAAAACCTCACTAGTTATATGTCCTAATGGACCCCTTATTTCTTCAACGGACATAGTAACCGTTTGTAAGTCCATTACAAGTTGCTGACGATATGCCATTTGGTGTCGGACCCAGGTGTTTACAATAGAATCCAATCCAATTGTTGGGGCTTTCGATGTTTCCCCTGCGGATTTCATAACATCCAATAAACTGATTTGTTTATTCATGTCCGCCATCTGTTGTTGCATTTGGGGGACTTGTGGCATATATTCAGATAATTTCATATTTATTCCCTACTTAGTTTGGTCATATCTTGCATAGATACTAACTTTAATATGTTGTCCATTGCCTTTTCTTTTAGTTGATAGTCCTCTGTGTGTTCCACGTCTCGTATAACTTCAGACTTTTGTTCTTTTAACCGTAATATCTCTTCGTTCAATGATTGAATTTCTTGGTCTCTATCTAATATAGTGGCTTCAAGTTCAGCCTCACCAGTACCAAAGTTTGCATTCTCTAAAATTCCCATACTACCGGCTTCTTTTATCAAAGCAATAAATTGACCTTCTGATAATGCTATTACCGCATCACTATCATCTGATATGTCTTCATCAGCGGTCATCATTTTTAAATCTTCATGCCAGGTGTTTAGAACTCGCCAAGTACCCTTATCGTCCTTGTTAGCAACGTATTGTTGCCCACTCTCATTCATCATATTCCCTAATACCATTTACTTCTCCTAAATCTTTTCTTCTTATATTATACTACGTTTTTCTTATTTACTAAGCAATCTTGCAAGCACTCCACCCACAAGACTTACAAGTCTCACATCCAGACTCATAAACTATATTAGGAGAATTACAACCACAGGTCTCTTTTTCTATCATGTTTTCCTCTAATTCATATCCATCTTCTATGGATTCTTTTTTGTTTCCTTTTACTAGAACCTCTTTTTCTCTTGAACCGGCTCTATATACAGTTATACCTTTACAACCATTCTCCCAAGCTAACATGTAAGTATTCTCTACGTCTTCTATAGTAGCTTCATTAGGAAAATTAATTGTTTTAGAAATCCCGGAATCACAAGACTCTTGAAAAGCAGCTTGCATAAGAACATGGTCTTTAGGACTTATCTCTGGAGCTGTTGAATAAACTGCTTTTGCCCAATCTGGTACTTGCGGAGCAGCGGCTAAAGAACCACCTTCTGCTAAGTAATTCATCAAATCTTCTGAATAGAACCCATGTTTTTTAGCATCTAACTCAAAATACTTGTTCACATAGTTTAATGTTTTTCCTTCTAGTATGTTTTGTTTTTTCCAAGCCAACGCAAATGTGGGTTCAATACCACTAGATGTATCAGCTATCATTGAGATTGTCCCTGTTGGAGCAACTGTTAGTCTACAATGATTTCTGTAGACTTCTGTTTGTTTGTTATAATTACTTTCTTCCCACGCTGGGAAAGCTCCTCTTGCTTTGGCTAGTTCTATTGACTCTTCATCTGCCCACTCTCTAACAGATTTCATTATTTTACTCCCCGCATCGCGAGCAAGTTGTGAACCATAAGGTATTTGCATTTGTATTAGCAGGTCTGCAAAGCCCATAATACCTAACCCAATCTTTCGAGTTGATTTTGTCATCTCTTCTATCTCAGGTGTAGCGTATTTATTTGCATCTATAACATTATCTAAAAAATGCACCGAATTTCTTGTTACCCACTCTAATCTACTCCAATCAATTTTTTCGTCCCAACCATGAGTAGGACCTTCTGACCTTTGGTAAAATTTTGCTAAGTTTATAGAACCTAAGTTACAAGATTCATTTGGTAAAAGAGGTTGCTCTCCACAAGGATTAGTAGCAATCATCTCACCATATTCTTTTTGGACATGATTGTCTTTATTTACTTGGTCTAAGAAAATCATTCCTGGTTCACCATTTCTCCAAGCTCCTTCAACAATCTTAGAAAATACTTCTCTAGCACTTACATGTTTTACTACGGTATTATCTTTAGGGTTTATTAATGAGTAATTCATATCATTCTTAACAAGCTGCATAAAGGTAGAATCAACACCCACGGAAATATTAAAGTTATGTATATCCCCCTCAATTTTTTTACATTCAATAAATTCTAATATATCAGGGTGATACACAGACATAACAGCCATATTAGCACCATCTCTCTTACCACCTTGAGTTATCATAGAAGATACTCTTGATAGAGTTTTTAATACTTCTATTGGGCCACATGCAATACCATGTGTAGATTTTATAGATGCACCTCTTGGTCGAAGCTTTGAAAGAGAAAACCCTGTTCCACCTCCAAACTTTTGTACCATAGCTGCATCTGTTGCTGATTTCATAATACCTTCCATGCTATCTTCTAAAGGTAACACAAAGCATGCAGATAAAGTTCCTTGCTCTGTTCCAGCATTCATTAGTGTTGGTGAGTTAGGGATGAATTCTAAATTAGACATCATATAATAAAAGTCTTTTTCAACGAGTTTTGCGTCAACGGGTAATTTCCCATAGGTAGTATCAATACTTGCTATGGCTTTTGCTACACGTATAAAAAGTTCTTTAGGGGATTCTATAGGTTCGTTGTTATTGTTTTTCAATAAATATCTATGCCCTAAAATAACTCTTGCTTGTTCTGAGATGATGGGTTCAATGGTAGTGCGTGTTGATGCGTTGTCCTTTAATATCATTATTTATTTCTCCTATTATTAATTCCTATTTGCGATAGCCACAATATATACAAAGTCCTCGTTCTGGAACCCAAAAATTTGAGTTGCAAACCGATTCTTTACATTGTGGGTTTGGAGCCTTTTCCATCCTTTGGATTTCATTTAAAGGTTCCATTTGTAGCGGATTTGGTTGGGGTTTCATCCCTTTTTGCCCATCCGTCCCTTCTCTTTGACTTTCAGGGGTCTCCCCTGGACTCACCGCATTAAACCAATCAGTCGCACTGCCTAAGTCTACATACTTATTGCCAGTGTTATGAGCAGCCTGTAAAGCCATCGCAATTGAGAAAAAGGCATCCCCATGTCCCATCGGTGTGTTTGGAGCCTTCAATTCGTTACTTACAGACAAGATTTGCTGCTTTTGTCTTTCGTCTTTGATTAGTTTTAATATACCTGAATGGACATAATTTTCAAAGACCGAAGCCATGGTGTTTTTAGATTTTTTTGTGAAATTCATGGCCAACCATCTTGTGTCTAATCCACGGTCTTCTAATTCCCCTCTAGTGTTGTCAATATAACCGGAAGTTAGGTTAAAATTATCTGCTACTTCATTCAAATATTCTATTTGGTCTGAGTAACTCCAGCCATCTAAAAAGGAAGAATGCACTTGTTCAATCTTATCTCCTCGTTTTCTAAATACAACTAAATGCGAAGGGTGTCTTTTTTTACCTACATCAAATCCTCCAAAAAATAAATCGCTTGTCTCCCAATCTTTATATTCTTTTAAAGCTGGTGCAGAACGTAACATCTCATCTTCACACTTTACAATATCTTCTTCATTAAAATACGACTCAGTAGCAAAGTGAGGGACTAACATAAACTCTGAAGCAAAGGATTTAGGTCTTGCCTTCTGTTGAGCTAATAAATATTTCTCACTCATTATCTCCGGTGCTAAAACTCTTCTGCCTGGTACAGGGTCTAATGCAGGAAGAACCCTAGACTTGAATCTTTCATCATCTTGTAGTTTAGCAAGTATATCTCCTGGCATCATAGGTGTTCCTACAACAATAACTGGAGCTTCTTTCAATGGTATGAACATAGACTCTGTCATAAAGTGGTCTTCTACTTTAGTTATCTGTCCCATATTCAAAGGGTTCTCCGGGTCTCTCAATACGTCATCAGCAACTAAAGCACCATTGACATGCATTCCTCGTTTGAAAGAAAACAACCCACCATGCATAATTTCC